TCATGCCTCAACAATCACATCATCATAACCATCTGTGATGAGAATAGTATCTACATCTTCCTTACATTTCTGTCGGAATATACTTGAGGAGATGCTTGACAATTTAATTTTTGCCATAAATGATCACCATCTCCAAGATATGCCTTATAACTTCCTACATAGGATGGTCTAAAAACAAGATATGTTGATTTAGAATCTGATGTAAGCACCCATTCAGAAGAGTAAGAACCATACTCAAGCATATTTGTAGAAGAGCTTCCCCCACCTCCGGCATTATTAATTGCTTCGGTAATTGCAGCTTGTGTCATAGTACCATCTGTGTTATCTCCTGTCCCAGAATACAAACACATAACACCATAGGTACTTGCATTTGCCAGATCGTAAGTTTTTCCTTGTGTAACACTTCTCCAACCTATATTCCCGTTACCATCATCTACAAGATATTTTGACGCAGATGTATATTTTGGCAAATATGGAATATTAACAATTGTATTACTGTTTCCTAATTGTATAGATGAACCACGTAATATCGTAGTATAATCTTTTTCACTTATTATCACTTGATTACTGCTATTACAGTAAATCCCTGTAACTTCTTTATTATCTGTATTAACAAGATCCCATCCGCTATCATTAGACATATGAAGTGTTCCATCAATAGGGTTTTTGACAATTCTATTGTTGTCTTTAGTAGTCCCGGTCAAACTAATCTTGCTGTTTACAATTTTGATACCAGTACCAGCAGCATATTCTTGAGATAATTCACTGCCACCACTACCATCTCTATATCCAACATTTCCATTGCTATCAATAACAAGGTATCTATTTGAAGATTTCGCGGGTATTCCAGAGAATCTAACTGTATCACCGTTTGCATATAGATTTTTAGTCCAAACTTGCATCCATTTATGACTTTTTGTTCCAAGTTTAATTGCTTCATCGTAAGCTAATGTGCTATCGTTTACATCTCCTGGAATAAGACATAATCCACTATCTGCCGCAACCTGCAGTCTTACAGAAGCAGGTGTATCTTTACTTATAGTCGTGAGTTCGACATATGTTGTATCTTGATCGGTAACACAATTTACAGAAGAGTAGTTGTTTTGCCGGTTGCCTGTATTAAAATACTGTGAAGCCACAATAGCTCTTCGAGAAAATTTATAATCACTAGACGTTTTATCTATAAATGCCGCCCAAGATTTAGAATCATTTCCGATATATAAATCTACATATCCATCGTCCGGCTCCCAATTATCTCCACACCAGATAGCTTTTATAGACTTTCCCAAACCACTTGCGTATATCTTGTAACTGTCTTTTGCAAACATATTTTGGGCAACAACATCACCAGAAATATCAACATCGCTTGCTGTAAGCTTACCGCCAGCAGTAACCTGGAAAGAACTATTGCAGCTTATTCCGTATTTAGGAGAAATATATACACCAGAGCCGCCAAGTGCATTCTGTCCCGACCAAAGAGAATAATTATCAATATTAAATCCGCCGATTTCACCAGAAGTCGAAACAATCTTTCCGGAAAACTCACCTTCCTTTGCGATGAGCTTACCTTCACTTGTAATTTGTGCGGAAATTGTGCCACTTTTATTTGAAATAAGAAGCTGACCGCCTTTAATATTGGGGGCGATTACCCATTGGCTATCAATATAGGTACTCTTCAAAATACCATCTTTTATAGTATTGGCAGTAGTATCGTCAGTATACTTATTCTGTTTTGTCCAGTCTGTTTCGACATATGACTCACCGTCTTTTCTTGCAGTAGTACAAGTGAGAATATCTCCGGAACTGCCAACAAACCAAAGATCACCCTTGTTGTATGGCGGTTTAGGCTGTGCGGTAAATATCTGACATTTGCTATCAATTTTGCCCCACACTTCATCCGGAACAGTGCCAGCAACAGGACTCCAACCAGTTCCATTGTACATAAATGTTTCATTGGTGGCGGTATTATACCACAAATCACCTATATGTTTCTTTTTGTCCTCTGCGGTTGTCCAGTCTTTTGATGGATCTGTTTCCTGTCTGAACGTCTCAATCTTACCATCAATCTGATTTTGGATGTTTCCAATGTCAGTAGTATAGGTATTATTGATAAAGTCAGTAAGAGTTGAATCATCTGTATATTTATTTCTCTTTTCCCATTCAGTAGAATCGAAATTTCCAGTGGCTCTTGCCTTTACACAAGTCATAATATCTGATGTTTCATTGTTGAACCATAAATCACCAACATTATAAGGTGGGATAGGTTGCACAATAAATATCTGTGCTTTCCCATCAATTTTATCAAACACATCATCTGGTGGATTAGTTTTAGTTTCTTCCCATCCATTTACACCATAAATATAGGTTTTCTGATTTTGGGTATCATACCATAAGTCACCTTGGTGTCCTTTTTTATCAGCAGTCGTTTTCCAATCAACTGATGGATCGGTTCCTTGATACCATGTCTCTGCTTTCTTATCATTTTGCTTTTCAAGATCAACAATTTTATCTGAAAATTCTTTTTGCAAAGTACCCATAAGAGTATCAAGAGTATCTTTCACAACAACATTTTCTGTTCCTGTAATGCTATCCCATGCGATAGAAGCGTTTCCTGCTAATCTGATATTTCCATTATCATCAATGTATAACTGTCTTTCGTAAGTTACGTTACCTTCATCATCTGTAATTTCCTTACGAATGGTAAATACATTTTTGTTCATAGTATTAGTAGTTACAATGATTCCATCTTTAGCCATTTCGATAGACTTTTCTTCATTGTAAATACCTACTTCACTTGTAAGGATTAAATTACTCACAAGAGTATCAGCGATAACACCATAGCTTTCTTTGTAAGTTTTATCTTTCGGATCATAATAAATAAAATTACCTATGCCAGCTCTTGCGGTTTTCCAATTATCATCAGTGATATAAATACCATGATTGATAATTTTTAATTGCGAATCTGTATAATCAGAAAGAATATCATCATATTCACGACATAACAATCCATGTTCGTCCCACGTAATATCCTGGTTGTCTGCATTACTAACGATTTTTGTATTGGTCATACTTAAACCTTTAGTAATCATTTCATTCATTTTATTCTTGAAATCAGTATTAATGATAGATTGTCTAACTACACCATTATAAGATGTAGCCATCTTTGAAGCTGCTTCTTCCAGTCGTTCATAATATGACATTCCATCTGGAAGTTTTATGATATCAGAAAATGTAACACTAATATTTTGCGTATCAGAGAAATCAATTTCATACTCGATAATTCTTAATTGATATACCTTATCGTCAATTCCAACACAAATCCAGTTACCATTTTTAAAGTTATTTGTCACAGGCTCAAATTCTTTCATTCGTAAGAAATTCTTAATTGTTCCCGTGATAGAATGTTGGAGAGTAGCAGACTTAAATAATTCTTTTGTAGCAACTGTAATAAACTCAATTGCATTCTTCATTAAGTCTGTATTGTTGAGTCCATCAGAAATATAATTATCATTAGAATATTTGTCCATACGGATAAAGGAACTAAATTCTTTATACAAATCAACTCCAATGTAATTTTTAAAATTCAATGCATCTTGTACTTCTGTGATAATTCTTTCAATTTCAATCTGAATACCATCTTGTACAAGTTGATTCTGATTATTGTACTTTCCTTCAACAGTATACAATTCATCTTCACGTACTTTAATTTCATCTTGAATTGCGTTCATCTTATTGTAATAAGGAACATATACATTCTCATACAGGACTTTTGTATTTATTCCATATATACTTGATGTACTGTTTGAAGAAACTCCTTGTTGTACCATCATATCAATACAAGATTGACAGCATTTTTGAAATATTTGTAATGTATTTAAACAATACTTTTTCAACTGTGATTTAAACACAGTCATATCTTGTTTGAATAATCCTACGATATCATAGTAATTTTCATCTGAACGAGCAAGAATAGAATCTATACGTTGTTTTACATAAGATTCGTAATTTTCATTAATGCTGATTGATACGAATTGAGAAGTAAATTTATCATCTTTATCAGCATAATTCTCTAAGTTAAACTTACCCTTCCATACATTATTAGACAATGTAGTATTTGTAACTGTAACTTTGAAAACACCTTTGACAATAGATTGTGCCAACATAACCATAATATTATCAGCAGTAGACACAGAAAGATTTTTAAGAGAAGTAGTAGAAGCAGAAGATGGGAGATTAGCCATCAAATATTCGCCCTGTGATTTTGCATTATTATCTGGCTTATTAACTGGTGGCATTAACTTATTTCTTAAAAGTTGCACCATATCAATCGTATCAAAATAAATACGCATCAATTTTGGATATCCAACAATAGGATTTTTAATCTCTGTATCTTTTAAATCTTCTTCATAAGTTTTATATTTATTTACAAGCGCATTATAATTTGTCACAAAAGAATCATTTATAGTAAAGTTATAATCAGACTGATACTTTTCATATAAGGCATCATAAGACTTTAATTTTTCTTGCAATTCTGGTGACATTTCTTCTCTTGTTTCATCTGGGAAGTAGTAGATATAATCTGTTCCATTAGGATTACATGATCGAATAGCAGCGGTCATTAAATCATCACCTGCTTCAAGTTTCATGCAGTTCTTTACAGAATCAGTGTCAACTGAATATGTAATCTCATCAGCAAGATTATCTCTTGAAATAAATACATTTGTATATTCTCCATATCCTAATATGATATTTGTGCTTCCACATTTAGGGCATTTATGAACAAACGTATCTCTATTCCCACAATCTACACAATTTGCTTCCAAATCATATACAGAAATTGTTCTTTCTGGTTTTCCATTCTCATCAGAACCACACCCAAATATAAATAAACAATCAAGTTCTTCTGAAACTTCTTGAAGTGCATCATAAATTGATGTATCATCAAAAGTAAAAGTTCTTTGTAAGTTCATCAAACTTTTATCAATATGCTTGACTTTATAATGTGGTGCTTTATCGGTAAGCAATCTATCCATTAATGAAGCTTCTGGATGATCTGGATTATAAAATGTTGTAGGAATTTTGTAGTCTTCTCTAGCGATATCTGTTTCAGTATTAATCTCGATTCCATATAACATAATTTGAGATAATTCGGCTTCACCTAAAGTCTTACCAGAAATATTCTTAATATTTTCATCTTCTTCATTTACTTCTACGGTAATTTCATACCACATATCCCACTCAGGAATCCAAACTAATTTAAAATCTTTGATATCATTCCAACATTTAATGATGTTGTCATTCATTTTCTTATGTGCAGCAAATGTAATATCTGACGCTTCTTTCATGGAATGTTTTGCAACAATATTATCTACGTTTACAATATTGCCAAGTTTATCTCCATTTTTCTTAGCGAGAACAAAACTAATATCCTCTACGTTGCCAGAGGTGTCCATTCTTAATTTATGTACGTTCATTTTTAAAGTCCAACTCCTTTCGCAACAGGATAGTATTTAATTGTAATTTCACATGGGATATTTACAGAAATGATATTTTGATTATTCTCATAAGAGTTTGCAATTCTAAAGAATACAAAATTAAAATCATTATATAATTTATGAGATGAGAGAGAAGTAGATATGTTTAAATTCTCATCAGCAGAAATAACTTCATTTATAGAACAATTCTTAATTATAGTTGTGCGATTTTCGACAGAATTAATAATTTTTAAGTCACCACTTGAAAGACATTTAATCTGTATATACGGATAAATATACCCTATATCATCTGACTCATCTATGATAGTGAATTGTTCATTAGCCTTAAATGTATGTGTGATTGTTTTACAATCCTGTGTCGCAAATGGTTTACCCATTGTAAATGTCAATTCAAAGCCAATTACTTGTCCACAAAATTCAATTGTTTCAATATTAAAACTTCCTTTAAATAGCATAGTTTGATTTTCAGATGTGATTATTTTTAAAATGTGAAACCCATCGTTTCTATTAAGCCATCTATACACAAAACGTTGTTCATCAGTGGTGAAATATTTGTTTCCCCGATTTAATTGCATATAAGGATCTTTACAAATTTGAAAAGTAAATTCACCTGCTTCATCATATCCAGAATTAACCAAGACAAATTCTTTTCCATTTCTCATAGATGTTACGTCAAAATTTATCTTAGAACCATAATCTACTGTTTCATCATCGCTTGAATCAAATGAACAAACTACAATTCCTTTGCTTGAAGCTAAAGTTCCATCATATTCAAAATCTAATACTTTCATACTTCACCACCTTTACCATTTATTTTCTATTTATCTAACAAGCCATCTGGCAAGTTTATATTTCCATGTATCACCTTTATTAATCGCAAGTGTAATTTCTTTCATCAGTTTTACATCTTGAATAAGTAGTTCATACTGTGTTTTAACTTTTACAGTTTCAATAAAAAGTTCATTCCACTGATGTTTCAAATCTTTAAGATATTTTTTATCCATATCAGATATTTGAGCAGATTCATTCTGCTCTATATCTTTTACTTTTTCCTGCAATTTTTGAATCTTATTTTGTTGTTGTTTTGCAACATCTTGTTTTATACTTTTATCAAGTAAATCTTGTACAGTTTTATCTGACATTTAATTACCTCTTTCCATATAAAAAGAGACTACCAATCATAGATAGTCTCTTAATTGTAAAATTTATCGAATTATAATTGACACAAATATATTCATTTTATATAATATACTGTAAGACAGATTCCACGTTCTAATTCTAAAGGCTAGTTGGGATGGTTGTTAGCGGTCTGAGTCACGTCAGAACAGTGATGTTCTGTTTATATAGATATCCTCATGACTTCATGTTGGAAATAACTTACAAAGGAGGATATAGTGTGATTCTTGATACTATGTATAAAATAGGAATCCAAATCATAAGCGGTGTTATTGCTGGTTGTGTACTGGATTTTCTAAGATATTATAGATGCAAAAACGACCGCCATAATCCAAATAGCGATCGTTAATGCGTTGAATAATTAAATTTATTTAGCCTTTAACCTTCCAAAGTTTGGCTCAAACCGTCTAACGGAATCTGTCTTTTTCTTATATTCGTTATCTTACAACAAATTTAAATCGTTGTAAAGAGTTTCTGGTCAATTTCTTATATTATATATTTATATGTCAATTTTTAATGAGAACTACTCCGATGAAAGAGTAGTTCCCTAAAATTAAACTCTATACTTATATTTGGCTAATGAACTTCCACCTCTGATTCGATCAATCGTCATTGCTTTAATAGCTTTCTCAATGTCCTTGTTTGTTGTGAGTTCATGTAATAAATCATTTGCATTTTGTACGTTAGGCATATTACACTGAATTGTAACACCACCAACATCAACACTACTAGAATTATCAATATTCTTCACACCAAACTTCTCACCATCACTATAATCGCTCAAGAATGAACCAGGATTACCCATGAAGTCCCATAAGTTCTTAGTCATATCTGCGTTCAGTACAGACACATCTCTACTTAATGGAGTCAGAATACTACCATCATTTCTAACAATAGCTTCTTCACCTTGTTCCTGCGTCCAAGCTAACTGGTCATTCGGAACTCTCATGATGCCAGAAGCATAGCCTTTCAACTGATTGAGTTTTACCCAACCAAGTTCAGTACCATCCGTAGCATCAATAGCATATGGATATTTAGAACCTTTATTGATTCGTGTAATCTTAACTTTCTTGCCAAGATAATAATTACCGCTACCATGACCACCATCAGAATCACCATAATATCTACCAGAAACATAAGTAACTTTATCGCCTACTTCGGCTTTATTGTTGCCTGTCTTGTCTTTATTTGGCTTTTTCTTTGGTGGATCTGGTTCATCAGGATCAACCAGCACCGCATCTCTAATGGATTCATCATCACTAACTTTTGGTGGATCTGGTGTTGGATTTCCTTCTGCAACGTTATCTTTATCTGGTTTTTGTTCTACTTCTTCAAGAACTCCTTCTGTTTTAGTAGGTTGCTGTAACATCTGATCTGCTTTAGCAATCCATTTTTCAGCCATAGCATTGATAGCATCAATCATATCTTTCTGTCGATTATAGACATTTTCAATAGCAGAATTAACACCTGTTAATTTACTAGAGAAGTCATCACCGTACTGAGAGATAATACCACTCTGACTTGACCAGATGGTCTGCATCTCACCAGATAATGTGTATCCAACATTCTTAGATTCTGTCTGTAATCACTTCGAGAGGACTTCGTAAATTGTTAGAGTTTGCAAGGGAATTTGTGATTTGGAGTAGGTAATTTGGGTAAAAATTGGTGATTTTAAATTGTCAGAAAATTTATTTTGCGTTGATATGTAAGGGTGCGGTCG